CAACCGTGTACTCGGAGAGAAGTTGGCGGAAGTACGCGCTGAGTAACAAAAAGACCCCTACCACGCGGTAGGGGTTAAATGGCCAACTGCAAGGCCATCACGCCGAGGAGACTCTTTCGACGTGACCTGTTAGGGCTACTGCCCAGTAATCGTAGGAGCCATTCTTTGGCGTCTTGCTAACTCTTCTTGTTCATTCTGATTTAATTCACCAGAATGTAGACCAAGTTCTAAAGCTCCAAGTGCTCTAGGTGCTAAATAACCTAGACCTTGTTCGCCTAAAGAAAGTGCACCTTCACCATATTTCTTTTGTGAAAATTTATTGTAAGCATCAGCCATACCTTGGCCAAAGTTGAGTCCAGCAAGAGCCCCAGTCGCAGGGTATTTAATCACTGGCGTATAGTTCTTTGCCAAAGAAGCAAGACCGCTCCATAAAGACGGCTTAGCGGCCTCAGAAACTGCTTGAACAACTGGAGCAATAGGTACATTAGGTGTACCGCCAAATCTTGGAGAAGGACCACGGCCTGCGCCTTGAGGAATAAATAACCCTGCACGGTTAACGTCAGGAGCAAACTCAGGTGCAATTTGTCTAATCTTATCTTCAGCGGCCATAGCCTTAAGCTTCATCTGATGAGCTTCAGCTTTATCTCTTGCATTCATTCCAACGTCAGAGTATCTACCTTGAGTGTCACCAGAGGCTACCCAGTTTTGTGTTTGATAACCGCCGGCAGGATTACCAGTCAACGGTCCTTGCGCTTCTGGCAAAGGCGTACCTGTGGGTGTTGGTGCAGGTTGACTAACGTGTTTGAGTGCGATTGCGGCAACTTCAGATGGAGACTTACCGGCTAAGAAAGCGGCCTTGGCGTCTGGATAAGATGCAATCAGTTGAGCAATATCGTACTTAGAACGCAACAATGCGGCTTTAGTTCCAAGCAAGCCACCTACGCCAGCTCCTCCTGCCGCACCCATAGCCCCAGCAATTGCTCTGGGTACTTCAGTCTGAGGTTGCGGAAAACTATTAATAGGAACGTTTTTAGGCTCTTCAGCATTTGCAACTGCGGGTTGCTCATTAGATTTCTCTTCGTGCTTTGGCTCTTTATAAATTGATTCAGGCAGTTCGCCGTTATCAAAATGCTCAGAGGCGTGAATCAAATAATCACGGAGCACTGGATCTTTTTTAATATGTTCAAGATCGCCAGTCTTTGCAAAATCAGATCCTTCACCATATCGATGTGCCGCGGCAATACGAGCTGGATCACCCTCAAACAAAGGATTCTTTGCATGACGAACAATATTCTTTATTCCAGTTTCAATTGCTAACTGTGGATTTTTGACCATTTCATCATAGTCAACATTATTCGCTTTGGCTGTAGCTTTGTTAACTTGAAACGGACCAAAAGCTGTAGAGTCTTTATCGCTAGCAGGAACATGCTTGAAACCACTTTCAAGATTAGCCAAAGCAACAGCAAACTCAGGATCAATACCTTGAGCCTTTGCCTCTTTAACAATATTGTTAATGATTTCTTTTTGTTCTTTCGATAATTGATCAGCCATAATTTGCCTTAAGGTTTACTTGCTTCTTCAATTAAACTTTTTGCGCTAGTAAAACGAGGTTTAGATCCACTTGTTTTTTGTTCTGTTGCTTTTTGCTCAGCTTTAGGCGCAGTGCCTTTGTACCATCTAGGCGTAGCCTCTAAAGCATTAGACTTAGCAAGTCTTTCAACTTCATCTTGATATTGATTCTCAAGCGTAGGATCGCTCCAAACTTCACGATTTGATACACCGCTGTTGATGCGACGATTATGTCGGTCAATATCGTGACGAGCCTGTAAGCCCATCTGATCTAAGATACCAATAAAGCCAGACTGTGAGTTTGCAAGGCTTGGTGAGGCATTAGAGTTCAAAGTCTGGAACGCATCCGTTGGGTTAACGTTAGATCCACGTAAGTTAACTTCAAGACGTGCAATACCCTTGACCAGCTTATCAACCTTTTCACGTATCTCAGGAGTTGGGTTTTTAATGTTTTGCATTGCCGCAGAAATCATGCCCTCCATGGCATTGTTAACATTACCAGGATTCTTATCCAAGTAAGATCTAAACATGGAGATTAAGTCGCCATTGTTGAATGCAGAAAATACTGGAGTCAAAGATTTATCAGCACCCAATGTTCTAAGGTAAGTTAAATCACCCAACAAGTTGTTTGCAGACTCAGCTTTAGTAGCTGATCTTTGCTCTTGATCTAGACCTTGTGAAGTAAGATTTTTTCCATAGTCTGCAATCGCATGTTGCTTTTCAGAAGTTGTCATTGCTTCCCATTTATCTTGTGGATAATCTTTTGGTCTAGCAAGATTTAGTTTTGTTAAATAGTTCTGAGCTTCTTGAGGCGTATTGGCCGCAACTGTTCCCTTCCACATTGGATCTTCTTTAAGAGTAATGTAGGGATTTTCTGCTATTGCTTTTTGACCTTGAATCTGAGTATTTACATTTGTAGCCTGAGTACCAGAGATAGTGCTACCAGCTTCAAGAGAGCCTTTTACAGCTTGTGCGGCTGATGAGCTTGGATCTAAATTATATATTTCACCGGCTAATTTAGTATCCTTACCACCTGATTCTTGCCACTTTCTAAACAATTGTTGCTGTACATTCCTTTGAGCTAAGTTTGATCCAAAAGCGGCATTCTCGGCTCTCATCTTTGCAACTGTAGGAGCAACTGCACGTTGTAATTCTTGTTGTTCTCCAGCGGCCTCCGCGGCTGAACCTAAAGAAGCGGCAAATCCACCCAACTGTGGTTTAGCAAACCCAGCCGCAATCTTGAACCAATTAGGATTTTTATATCTCTCTTCTAAAGAGTTGATATATTTATTTCTTTCATCCATAAATTGATCAATTTGATTGGCAATTTCTGGATGTTCTTTATCGTAGTAACCTGCTAAATTGATTTTTGATGAATCAATGTTCTCTACGTTTGGCAACGTAGGTAAAGTTAAAGGTGATTTATCAGGCATGTTTTACCCACTTAATTATTTGAGTTATCAGACGAGTTATTAGTGTTATCAGATGTTGGAGAAGGATTATTTACAGGTGTACTATTCAATGGGTTACCAAATTTATCTGTTAAAATTTGATCACCTCCTGCTGGAACTGTAGTATCTATTCCATTTTGTGTTGGTGCCGTAGTATTAAATCCAAGCATGTTGCTTAAACTTGATCCACTACTTCCAAGTATTGATCCCAATCCACTTCCAAGCTGAGCAAGTCCAGCACCACCAGCACCAAGTGCCGCAAGTGTAGACAAAGGTGAAGCATTGAGTGTTGTGCTTGTTGTTGTAGGAACCTGTTGGCCAGACATAAGACCTGCCAGGGTAGACAAAGTTGTGAGCGGATAGTTTTGTCTATTCTGCTCAATTGTCTGTTGTTGACCGCCTAGTGTAGACAACGCATTAATATTTCCCAGTCCTAAGTTTTGATTGGTCTGAGCCAAATTACCTAGCTGAGTGCCTCCCTGAATCAGATTCTGCTGACCCAAAGACGCCTCGTTACCTGCTGTACTACCTAAAGTACCCTCTAGTTGATTCTGCTGTTCAGCGGTCTGTAAAGCCGTGTTGTAACCAGTATTCAGAGCTTGATACTGTTGATTTAAAGCATTTTGATTAGCATTGTTAATCGTTTGTCCAAGGACTTGATTAGCCCTTTGTGATCCAGCCTGACCAGTTGAAACTCCTCCAGCAATAGCCGCCGGCGCTAAGTTTTGCTGAATGTTACGTGAGTTAGCATCCCCTATCTGGTTTACAACCGTATTGATATAGGGGCTCATGTACTGAGCCGCTAACTGTGATGGATCTTGTGTAGCCGACTGTAGGTAGCTAGATCCCGCCTGTAATGGGGAGGGTCCTGATACCGCTTGGTTTAATGCAGTACCGGCCTGGTTAAGTGTTGGCTGATAAGCTGACGTTGCTGATCCAACGTTTTGAAATGCCTGGTTTTGTAGATCGGTTGGGCCAACGAACTGCGCATTCTTTTGCGCGGCTGTGCCAGCTCCAGCAAGATTACTTAAATAATCTGTGTAGTACTGTGGCGCTGTGGTCGCCGTTTGTTGTGTCGATTGAAGCAGATTTGCCATGTTTAACCCTTTGCCATCTTGAGGTAATCAAGAGGAGATTTTGCCTTTGGTGGTATTTTAGACGTTGGTGCTGATCTTTTGTGCTCTCTGAGCTCTTCTCTCATCGCGTCGAGCATCTTTGCGCCAAACTTGTTGTCGCCATGCCCTAACGCAGTTACAAAGGACGATGGAAGGACAACTTCACCGTCCGCTATCTTTGCCGGTACGGGCTCCCCTTCAATCTTCTTGTCATGGGGAACTTGGTGCATAAACTTCATTAAGGCATCGTTACCAGCCTTGCTAGAACCGTCTCCAAGCGCTGATACAGCTTCAGCATCAATTACATAGTCTCCGTTGTGGAGCATCGCTGGAATGTCGTCTGATTGGCCTGTACCCCTACCGCCTGCGTAGTATCCAGTCACACCGGTTATAAACTCAGGATGATGCCCCTCTGGAGCCGCTTCGTGGTACTTGGATAGTCCACCCTTAGCCTTGTGAATTAATCCGCTCAAAGGACCTTGAGCCAAAGATGTGAGAGGATTTATCTTAACGCCTGCCGTGTTAGATCCTTTAGACGTCATTAGAGTTGGATCGTAAGTCTTTGCAAACGTAGGCGTAAAGCTCTGTTGCATGGTCTTCCAATCAATAGCCTTTACATCTGGATTGTCCCAGACACTAGAACCGCCTTGATCAAAGTGCTTGGGCTTGATGTGTCTTTGTAAAACTTCCATCAACTCAGGCACCATCTTACTCATGTCAATTGAACCGCCCTGGGCAACCGCTACTTGCTCAACACCGTTTTCACCGGCCGTATTCTTAGACTTTAGTTCGGTCTGTGCATTTGGATCTAAAGAACTTAAACCCAATTTAGACATGCCCAAATTACCCAAAGTAAGGTCAGGCAAATCAGTTTGGGCTGACAAAGAGTTTGTTGCAGGCTTGGCCAAAGGTGCATTAGATCTACCCATGCTTGACCCACCAGAACCCGTTAGCTCACCAACAACAGGGCTTGCCAGCTTAGCAAAGTTTACTGTAGGCAGTCCTGATACGCCGGTATAGTCTTTAATCGCAGAATTAGCATCACCGCTCAAAGTATTGAGGTCGCTGTTGATACCGCCTGCAAGCATGTTTTGACCGCTCAGACCTGATTTAATTGCACCAGAGGCAAAGTTTCCAGCCAAATTAGTTCCAGCCACATCTGATATGCCAGAGCTCAGTGGACCAAGTGCCGCACCTATCGCCGCGCTCTCAGCAATCTTTGTAGGATCTTGGCCTTGCGCAATCGCTATTGCAGGATTAATAAGCGGCAACAACTCAGGCTGTCCAAGCGCAATCGCTGTTGCGTCTGCTATAGCGGTCCAAGGATTTCTTTCAATACCTTTTACCGTATTGTTCAGGAAATTACCGGCATCTTTAACTGCGCCAGTTATGTCGTTTGCAACTGAGGATACTGCTCCCATTTATTTCACCTTATATGTTAACCATCCAGTTGAACTGGGGCTGGTCAGAATGCTCTACATTCAATCCAATCATATGCAACATTTGCAATATACCTGGGTTGTCTGCTTTTCCATACAAACGTCTTACAGGTGTTTTCTTAATCGTGTCGAGAAAAGCCACTAACGCTTTACGCAGTGCTATCGGATTGTCTTGGGTGTACAGATGACACTCAGCCGCGCCTTGTCCCATATGAATCAACAACAAAAGACTATTACCGTGTTGCATCACGTTGCCCTTTGCCGAAGCAACCTGCTCTGATACATAGGCTAAGACATGTTGGGGATCAACATGATGTTGCAGAGCATCTGCTGTGATAATTTCTGAAGGTGTCATTGTGGATCCAAACTCATTATTCCGACTAACTGTGCCGCCCATTCCTGCCAAGTGGTAAAACCTCTGTGGTCAGGAATAGCAGATTGAACAAAATACCCGATGCCGTTCATCCCGTCTACCCAGTCTCTCCATTTTTCTTCTGGAACGTTTCCAAGTTGATTGGGAGCAAACTGTTCTTCCATGAGACGACAGTAGTAGTCCCATGTTAAATTGCGAGGGTCGTAAGTTACGGCCATTATGAAGGGTTCGCAGTACTACGAGTATCACCAACATCCAGGCTACACAATACTTTACCCATGAAATAATTACCGCCGACAACGTTAGACGTAAACCGCAAACGCAATTCACGACGCTGTTCACGCATATCTACTTTGAGAGTCGTTGGGTCAAAAGGATAAGGCGCAGAGGTTATGTCTGTATCGTCCGCGTAGCCCTTACCAAGTACCGTGACCGTCATAGTTCCAGATTGAACAAAGTCAGGCTCAACCCTCTCACAACGAGTCCAAACGTTATCTCCAGGCTGTTGAGTAGAACCTACCAGACCTGCATATGTTCCTAAAGACGGTGTCTCAATATATGAATTAATCGCGTCAACCTGGTTCGTGTAGACTTGGTCTGTACCAGTCTCGTGTTGCCAAAGCGTGTATTTGCCTGCGCTGTTTGGCGCGTATCCACCCATTACTGGATAATGGAAAACCTCAGTGTATGTGCCTGCTGAGCGCTGGGCTCCAACTGCTTGGCCTGCGTCGTACCAAGTCTTCTCACGCACGTTGTAAATGATTGCATCTGTACACTCTGTCGCGTTACCGCGTGGATAGAACCACCAGATCTCACCCCAACGAGTCACTTTTGTACACCAGACCTTTTGACGCTGTTGGTAGTTAAGGTTGTCAAAGAACCAGTTTTGATTCTGACTGTTGGGTATCTCTTGTACAACACCGTTATACATGAGGAATCGATCAACACCTATCCAGTAAAACAATCCGTCATACTCAATTACTGAGGACGAAGACAAGATTGAACTCTGACTCGTAATCAAGTCATACTTCCAGTAGTAATTAACACCACCTACCGTTGACGGTGTGTAGCTGACGCGGATAACTGAGTCTAAAGACCAGAACAGTCCAGCAGGCGATGTTGTACCGCCCCTGAGAGGTAGACCCTTAACGATCTTACCTGTAGACACGTTGTTGGCGTTTGAGTCTGCGCTTGTCCAGTTGTTAAAGTCGGACGCCGCACAGTTCTGAATAAGGCCGTTGTTACCGTAAACAAATAGATACGGGTGAAGCATAACAACTCCGCCAGATACGGAAATGTTGTTATCAAATGTCAGCGTAACCGTACCAGAGGCCGTAGCATTAGCGCTCATAACAACTGTCCATACGCTAGCTACTTGAGCAACAAAAGTCAGTCCAGCCGTTGTGCCTGCTGTAGTCGTAATCGCTGATCCACCGGATGTTGTGGACAATGTGAATGTTGTCGATCCGTTAGTCGCAATGATGTAGTAAGTGCCTGCTGATATACCTGTAGCTGTACCCGTCAGTACGCCAGTCACAATGACTTGCTGGCCTGAAATAAGAGTCGTTGAGCTACATGAAAACTGTCCAGCCGTACCCGTCACCGCAACGTTTGCCAGAGTAAAGTTATTACTAACCAGGTTAGATGAGACTATGGTTGTGTTGGACGGTACGCCAGTTCCTGATATAGAGACACCTGGTCCCATAGCATAATTGGTCGTTGTGAATGTAACGTTAGGAGATCCATTTGTTGTTGTACCAGTTGCTGTAAACACGCCAACTGGGTTTAATGCTGTACTGGTAAAGTTACCAAACAAAGGACGAGTATTGACCGTGCTATCAATTGCGGACAGATTCTGCCCTGGATGAGCAACTAACTTATTCTGATTGCCACCGGTTGAGTCATATCCAATCTCAAACTGCCAAAGATTGTTAGCATTTGGTTGAAAATAAGACAGTGAGGGAGCAACGTTATTACCGTAATAAGTTACAGATGTGAACTGACCTTGGAACGGTGTCACTGGGTTAAACGTTAGACCTGTTGTTGTTCCAGCGGTTGTTACTAAAGCCGTACCGCCTGCGGTTGCTGACAATGTGAACGTTGTTGTACCGCCTGTAATAACGTAATACGTACCAGGCTGTATGCCGGTTGCTGTACCTGTCAAAGTACCTGTCACACTGATGGATTGACCTGCGACTAAAGTGATTGTGCTTGCACAAGAAAATTGTCCAGCAGTTCCTGTAACCGCTACAGTAGATAAAGCATTACCGCCTATATCTGAATTTGCAAAACTAAACGTATCACCGTAACCGTAGTTAATACCGGTTGCAGTATTGGTCAAAGTCGTTATAGCATTACCAGAAACAACTACCGTATAAGTTGCTCCGCTTCCGTTGCCACTAGATGTGACCGGCGTAACCCCAGTGTACGTACCATTGACGTAGCCTATACCAGCGTACTTGATGGATTGAGTTGTGATACTACCAACTGGATAGAGTTGTGTAGGTCCTGAACCAATACCAGATACGTTATCAGTTACCCACTGCTCTAAGCCGTTGTTATAGCCAGAGACAATGTAGTTTAGGCCGTTGAGTGAGCTCATGTACATGCCACGAGATATGCCCGTAGCATTTAAGAAGATGCCGTTGTAGCCACCAATCTTTTTGGGTAGTCCGTTTTGAAAGCGTACCCACTGCCCATCTACATAAGTAGGCGAAGCAAACTGAGTACCGTCCCTTTGGATACCAGGCTTGATCTGTAGGGCAACAACCTTGGCTGTCATTAGAACGCCCCTCCGGCAATTCCTACTGGAACTAAGAGTCCTGTTGTTGTCAGCGTCATACCGTTAGATCCCGAAACTGCAAATCCAAGTTGTCCACTGGCCACTAAGTAAACACCAGTTGTACCGTCACTTGAGAAGCTCACTGAAGGAGCTCCAGCAGATCCGTTACCTAGCGTCAAGGCTGTAATCGTGGACGAAGTAGAGGTCTGTGAGTTGTACACGTTTGTACCGTCGCAGATCACAATAATCGTTTGTCCTTGACCTAAAGACAGTGTCGCACCGCCTGATACCGCGGTTTTAAAGGTCAAAGAATAAGATCCAGTCGTACTGTTCTTAAGCGCATAAAGGTTAACCGTAGAAGGCAGAACAATCGTTGCGTTAGATGTCAGTGTGCCGACATAGGTTTGAATTGCGTTTGCCGCTTGTGACGTTGTTAAAGTCGTTGTACCGCCTGTCGTATTAACAAACAAGTTTGTATATACAAAGGTATTTGAACGACCATAAGCAAACGTGCTGTATCCGTTAGAGCCGTTAGAAACTAAAACAATAGATTCTGTAAGCTGGAGTTGTTGCTGTGAGTTGCCGTCGATCGTATCTGAGCTAGATCCGTTTGGAGCTATTGTTAAGATACCTGTTCCGCTGTTACGAACAATCACAAACCAGTCATTACCAACTACGGATGATGTAGGCAGTGTAAGGGTACCAGCTCCGCCGTTCCATACGTAAAAGGACGCACGATCTGACGGTAGGAACGTATAAGCGCTACTGACCGTTGTGAGAGGATAGGACTCGTTTAGAGTACTACCAATGGCGAGCAGGCCGTATCCAGCCAGTGTAGAAGCGTTAGCCTGAGACACCCCAGTACCAAAGACAACGACTGACCAAGTACCGTTAACCGTTGTGTTATCTGTCAAATAAATAAAATCAGCAACCCCAGAGGCGATGCTAGATATTGTGTTACCGCTGTTATCAGTCACCACAAACGCGATTGAACCAACGTTTCTAACCAATACAGCTTGGCCAGTAGATACCTGGGTTGCAGGTGGCATCTGTAATTGCAGGGCTGAAGTTGTAATCGTGGTTGAGCTTACGGTCTGTGAAATGTTGACCGTATAGTTACCAGTACCACCGCTACCAGTTCCAAAAGCCGTTACCGTTGTTCCAGATGTAATACCAGTTCCTGTGATTACAGAACCAACTGCAATTGCACCAGAGGCTACAGCGCTGATTGTCAAAGTTGTACCGCTGATAGATCCTGTAAATGATCCACCGCCTAGAGTTGCAGTAACCTCAATAATTCCAGCAACAACGCTAGATGTATTACCGTTGATTGGCCACTGTAGTTGGGTTGTAGAACTAAGGGTCAGTGATTCGTAACCAATCGGCGATTGATTAACGGTTTGACCCGTGTAGGGATTAATGTATGTTGTCATGATTAAGAGTCCACAGCTATAGCTTGACGATCCCCGACACGAGAAACATCCTCGGTCTTCAAGGCGGTAATGGCTTCAGTGTACTTTTGCTGGAACACTGCACGGTTGTCATTCTTTAAGAACAGCATAGCCTGCAAGAGCGTACCGTACAGCATCGCATTAGGCGCGTACTGTGTCAGCCAGTTTGTTTGGTTTGTTGAGCTCAAAGGAGCTATACGCTCATAGAACAGTACTTCAAAGTTATAAGCCTGGTCTGGCGTAGGAGCTATGTACCAGTGCTCATAATCGCTGTCAGCGTAATAAACCGGTGTAGCCGTCTGCGAAGCATTAGGCCAGTAATTCTGTAAGTACTCTAATTTACGCAACAACACCGGCTGAGTCTGGCTAGTTGTTGGGTTAGTCAGGGTCATTGAAACTGTTTTCCTCCAGCGGGCAGGCTTTTGGATAGTCGGTGTACCTGCGGCCATAGTCGCCGTTACCACCTGTAATTGTCCCAAGGTTTTGATTTCCTGAGCTATTTCAAATTCTGCAAGAGTAATAAAAGTAGGAATGGCGGCAATCGTGGCTGGATCACTACGTTCCAAATAAGAGAGCACCATAGACGTCAAACTGTTGTACGTCATTACCCATGATGGAATTGTCGTTGCCATGTGCGCCCTTTATAGTTAGTCTATTGTCCCACTACCCGCCTAATACTTCAAGGGAATGTTTGGTTAGAGCGATTCTTTCATCGAGTCCAAATGTTCCGCCGTTGATGCGCTTAGTTAGATTCAGCCAGTCTTCAGCCTCAGCCAGTTGGTTGCATCCATGCGTAGCCCAAAACCATCCACCACTCATAGCGGCATACATAGGTGTTTTAACCAAGTCTGGGTTCTTCACAAAATCCTGACCAAGAGCTTGTCCACAGTGCCAGTAGTTATCGTGAAAGGTAAGCTGAATTGTCCCTCTTCCTCGGTACAAGTACCCGTCCCCACTTGCTTCATTCCTGTTTCCTCCTCGATTGGCGTAAATTCTGTTGGCAATCTTTTGAGGTTGATGGGCAAAAAGGGCATACTCTTCTGGCTTAAAGTGAGTATGGAACAGGGTTTGAAGGGTTTCAGCTCTATAGTTGAGATTCTCTTCCAATGTACGGAAGTGGTTGCACTCGTGTGAAAGCTGTCCGATAAAGGCGGCCTGCTCTTTGACGGTAAAAATGCTGAACTTTTGGATGGTAGCATTGAGTGGCTCTACCCATTCTGGCCCAATCTGCAGGGCATGAAGTTTCTCTGCACTGATCATTTGACCCCCTTGTTAACTATTTCCCTGACGCTGTTGTACTGGGCGATACAAGCGTTGAGGTCTTTGATGGCTGAGTCCCCGTCTGAGGTGATGGCGACAATATCTTTAATAGCCTGTCTGTCAGATTCGCTTCCCTTGTTTCCATCTCCAGCGGGGGCACTTGGATTGGCTTGTACGGCACAACTGGTCGGGAGGCGCAACTCGCCAGAGTCAACACGAGCATCAATACTAGACTGCTTGGTTTTAATATCATCTTTGGCCTTCCTTAAAGCTGTTGTCGCAATCGCGATCTTCTGGTTTAACTCGGCTTCTTTGGCGCGAGCTTCGCCATTAAGTCGGATAATTTCTGCTTGATCTTCGTCCACACGTTGTTGATAGCCTGCATGATGTCCATAAAAGTACACTCCTATAAAAGTTGAAATAACACCAATAATTAACCACGGATTAAACATTTCCAGCCCTCGCCTGCGCCATGCGCTCACGCTCGTGGTCAGCCTCTAGTGTAGGCGGACTCATCGGTGGAGGTGGAGGCGTCCAATTAGCAGGCGCTACAGTGATATTTTGAATAGGTGGGGGTGGAGGTGCCACGTAAGCATCCTTACCCGCCTTGATGTTGTTCATCATGGCTGTGGCCTCGTTAGTCAGCCCCTTAGTCAAAATACCGCCTATACCGCCCACAATCAGCAGAACGATGTCATTAAGCATCTTGGTGTACGCCTGGTCAATTGGCGCCATTTGCTTGATCGGCTGGGTTACAAAAGTAACTGAATAGAGAAGCGCAAAGGTGATGAACGCAAATATAAGCGTCACCATGATAACGACAAACGCCCGTACTCGGACGTCTATCTCATCGGCAGTTAGTCGAGGCTGGTCCTGCTTGTTGGACAGGAGGGCTAACAATAGTTCCTTCAATTTTCTTCTCCAAGACGGGTGAAATTAAATATTCTGGGCATGTCTGATCAAACTCACAACGCGGTTTTTGGCACTGTGCGGCACTAAAGTTATCAGGGTTCTGACAAAAGTATCTATACTGATCTCCGCACCCCGCTAACAATAAAATCAATAAAGCGCATACTCTCATTCTTCCCTCTTTTCTTTTTGACGCTCAAGTTCTTTCTTTAACTTCTCTATTCTCTTTAAATCATTAGCAATCAAAATTCTTTCTTGATGTATATCCATGTACAAAAACCCAAGAATCGGCAACACCAGGACAATAAGAAGCGCTAGGATGATGATGGTAATTACATACCCCCATGTGTCACTCGATTTATTGCCCACATCAGTCCTGCCAAATATATTGCTACAAAGATTACCATTACTGTGCAAGCACTCAAAAACCAAGCCCTATCCGCCGCTTCCCTTGCCTCCGCTTCTCGTTGCGCCCTCTTTCTGACTTCCGCTTTCCTGGCTAACTCTTGTTTAACTTTGACCGTTCCAATCATCTGATTGACGCGGGAATATAAATCCTTTAACTCCGGCGGCACATGATAGATCATGTAATCCGTCAAATCCTGCCCCATCTGCTCTAGCTGTGTTTTAGCTATTACCAAGCGGATAGACCTCTCATACGTGTCCCCATCTGGGTCAAAAATCTTCTCAATCTTCTCTTCTTCTACCCTTATCGCCTCTGCACAATCTCTGAAATTTTTAAAGAATATTACCAGTTGATCACCAATCTCTGCGTATATTGCCTTCTCGTCAAACTTTACTTTTTCTTTTTTCTTAGGCGCTTCGACTTTCTGATTTCCCTGATCTGGAGTTGGTTGCGCAAATAGCTTTCCAATCCATCCCCATATTCCCTTAACCTCTTTTGCAATCTGTTTAACTTCTCCGATAGTCTTGTTGACATCTTTTACAAGCGCCTTGCCTTCGTTGTACATCGCGCACAACTCTTTAACCCCCGTGAAGGCGGCATTTGCGGCTTGGAATAAAAGCAAGAACTCAATGTTAGAAACCTATAAACTTGTGCAGGAGCTGGGCGGCAACTCCAGGACCCAAAAGAACGCAGGCCATGAGAATATAAAGCATAGTCTCAATTCGCTTCATTCTTTTGGAACCATCATCAAAACGCGATTGAATCGCGGTGTACCGCTGTGCACAAACAGCCTCATGGACTGCAAGCTTCTTGTCGGTTTCTGTGGCTAATTCGTGCACGCCGTCCATGATTAGCTCGCTAGAGTTTCTGTGGGGGGCGATTGAATCGCGTTTTCTGGCTGATTTCTGGCTTCAGTTTGAATTCCTTCGATCAATTGAAATACTTCTTGGTAAGGACGGCTTCCCAAGTAAGACAAAAGTCCGTTTATTAGATTTGTAGAAATTTGCAGTTTTTCCATTTTTTTCTCCTTTCCGCTAAGATTGGGTAGCGGATTGACCCATTTTATTATGTCGAAACAGAAAAATTGATATTGTTTGCGCCAACAGCAATATACCGTTGAGATGTATTAGCACTGCACGCAATTGCTAAGAAAGAATTAACTTGGCTTGTGACTAACAAAGTATAAGTCCATGTTGTGCCATTTGTAGACTTAAAATAACCCTGGTCAGCGCTTCCATTTTGTGCCGCTGAAATCATTAATCCTGCGGCATTAATAGCAAGACAACTAGATCCTTTACCGCCTAGATTTACGCCGTATGTACCACTGGCCAAAGACGGAACAGCCCAAGTAGATCCAGTTGAATTTGATAATGAATAGTAAGAAGGTCCATACGAACCAATCGCTACAAACTGATTTAATTTAGCGTTCCAAACTACTCCAGCCATAATAACGCCAGATGTTGCAGGTGGTACGCCCATTGATCCGCCAGTAAAGCTCGTACCGTTTGAAGACGATATAAAAATCGGCGTCTGAGCGCTTGGGCCAATGTTAAAGTACGCACCTACGCCTGACCAATATCCTGCTGGATTTACAGTTAATGCATATAGTGTCGGGCTACTACCTGTACCGCTTATGGTTACTGGAGAAGTCCAGGTAGTTCCATTAGAAGAGTAAACCGTCGCAATCAGCGAAGAGTACTGTCCCGCAACAACTGTAAGACCTGAAGAATTTACAGCCACACAACTAATAAAGAAGTTAGATATTGTGGCCTGTAAAGTAGCCGTTCCGCCGGTTGTTATCGTGTAAATAACGCCGTTGTTATTACCGTCTTGCCCTACAGCAATAAATACTCCCAGGGTTTGATTCCATGCTACAGATGATAAGAACGGTATTTTGGTACTTGAGTTCAGTAATGTAGTTGGCGCACCCCAGGTTGTACCATTTGACGATAACCAAAAGGCCGCATTGTTGTTTGTGGGTCCACTGGTATAGTAACCGCCTACGACGCAATATACCCCGCCAGAACTGCAATCTACGCCGTAAGTAACACCGTTAGCGTATAAAGAGGTTGGTGTAGTAAATCCTAAGAAGGCTGAGGCACTATGAAAGCTATTCATATTGATGGCACCAGAGGTAGCTACACCGCTGTTATTGGACGTGTTGGGTACGTATCCACCGCCTCGGTAATAAGTCTTAAGTCCAATAGGCGTAGAACCACCAAACTCAGTATTTACGGCTGAGAGGGATATTGCGCCAGAACTGGGTAGCGTCATGCTGGTGTACCTGATGCAGTTACGTTAGCAAGGGCTATGAAATTACCGCTAGAGTCTAAAGAGGCCACTACAGTACCGTTATAGCTAAATTCTAGGACTGTGGCTGTACCGCCGGTTTGTACCGTCCAGCCTCCTGAATTAGATATTTTTGTGGCACTTGTTGCGGTTGTTGCGCTTATTGCAGTACCCGCGGTTGCGGCGTTTAGGTTGGCCACTTGGGTTGTGCTTGAGACAACAAAAGGAGGCGTTCCTGTGGATACGGTTGAGGTAATTTGACTGAATGTACCGCTTGTTGCTGACTTAGTAGCCAAGACTTGAACCGTACCTGAGTTATCCTTGTAGAACAATTTACCATCGGCATAGTTAATTGCTAACTCACAGCCAGAGGATGAGCTAGTCAAATTGGCCGCGATTGGAGTATTTGTTGACGTACCACTTCCGTATATCAGCAAAGGAGTGTATCCGGATTGGCTCATGGTAATGTCTCCATAAATGTTGTTAGTGCTGATCCAGTAATAGGATTACCTTCAGCATCGTTTAATTGGACACCGTTTTGAATGTCTTTTTTGAAGTTTGCATAGTCTGTATTGTCTGGTGCAAATGGGATGCAAGCAGTATCTGTACTTCTTGTAACAGATAAAATTTTGGGAAACATTTCAGTTGTTGATTGCAATTGATACATTTTATAACTCCGAGGATGCCGCTAAATAACCGCTAGTAGTATTGTTAATATAAAGAATTGCGGCATAACCAACAGTACTTGCTGTTAAAGAATTATATTGAATCATTGCTGAATCTGTACCTGTATAAGTAAGATTTGGTGATCCTACGCTAGTAGATGCAGAACCACTTGCAAGCAACAAAGTATTTCCAACAAAAGTTGGCGCAGATCTCATAGTAACTGGATATTTTAAATATAACTGAGCATTTGCACTTGCAAAATAATGTCCTGCCGCAACTCCTGCATAATTTCCGCCCGTTCCGCCTAGCACCATAATTTGCCAATAATATCTTTGACACAAAGTTAGTTCAGTAGTAATGGGGCGGTAATCAAAAGATGTTGCTTGCGTTCCTTTTTCTAATTGCACACCAGTTACATAAAAAGTAGCTCCGCTTGTTGAAATCCAAGCAGTCTGTCCAGTTGCTCCAATGTAACTTCCTGATGTCCAAGAACCTGCCGCAGTTAGATTAGAAGAACCCGCACTCAAGCAAAAATCAAGATATAAACCAACTCCGTTTGTTCCTCCTACCCATGTTCCAGTTGTTGGACCAGGAATCGTTGCGCTAATCTGCGTCCATGTATTGGCTACAGGTATTGAGTAAGAAAAAGCATAGCTTAGTGTTGTTGCACTATTTCTTATTGCTCCACTAAATGTCCCAGTCACACTTGAATAAACCCATGCCGATACTGTTACCGTTTGTGCATTAGCAGTACCCCAATTAAAATCAGATGTGGTAAAACCTTCTATCGGTTGTTGAATAATAAAATAATCACCAGAGGAAGGAGTTTCTGTAGCTGTTACTGTTAGCAACATACTTGAACTAAATCCTGCGGGGGCAGTACTTGACAACTGATACGACCAAGTTCCTGAGCCTGACTTATACAAAGCCCATCTATCGGCAGAATAACCAGAAGGAGCGGGACTTTGAACTGCGCCAGAATATCTTTGATCAATTTGCATCTGACCGTTCATTACACGGTTCTTAAAGCCATAGTACTGCGCTGTCGTTTGGAGCATCCCACTTGGGACTTGTGTCAAGCTCATGCTAATCCTTCAAGAAAGGTTTTAATCTGATCTGCCGTCATAGGGTTGCCTTCAGCATCACTTAGTGCTACGCCATTGGCTAGGTCTGCTTTGAAGCGTTGGTAGTCGGTGTTGTCTGTAACGTATGGGACTGATGTTTCTGAGCCGTCAGCGTTTGCTCTCGAAACCGCAGTTGCAGGACCTGTAGATAAAGGAAAATATAGTTTATACATTTTAAAGCTCCGCACTCATTGCAAGATATGCTGTAGGATCTGAACTTGCTGTCCAGTATGATGAATACCCTGGAGTACCACCAGAACCGCCAGTCCAACCTATTTGAATTAGATCCGGTCCAGACTGATTATTATCAACTTGAAATGTACCTGCAGTTCCATAACTTACACGCCAATTGCCGTTTTTAGTTGCAGAAGGAATAGTTCGCATTGTCACTTTTAAATTGACTGGACCCCACGCAATAGCCGTTGCTTCAAAAGTCAGGATTGTAAAAACTTGGTAGTTGTATGTTCCAGAATATATCTTCCAATAATACCTTTGACATAGTTGCAATTCATTTGTGTACTGTCTATATTCAAATGGAGTAGCTGTACTTCCTGCTTCTAGTTGTACTCCTGTGAAATAAAAGGTAGCCCCAGATGTGCCAACTACGCTAACTGCTCCTGTGGCTGACGTATAAAAAGCACTAGCCCATGAACCTGCGGATCCGCTTTGAGAAGTTCCTGCGCCTAATGAGAAATAAATACGCATACCAACACCATTGGTAGCCCCAACCCAAGTACCCGAAGTAGGTCCTGCAATAGTAATGCTTATTTGAGTCCAAGTATTTGCTACTGGAATTGAATAGCTAAACGGATATGAATAGGAAGTTCCGCTATTAACAATAGCACCCCCAAATGTGCCTGTTAATGAGGACTGAACCCAAAACGATAGCGTTACTGCTTTAGCAGTAGCAGTTCCCCACCCTAAGTCTGCGGTATTAAAACCTTCAATAAATTGATTTATAGAAAAATAATCTGATGAAGATACAGAATATGCAGATGAAGATGTGGCTAATATACTATTTGTAAACCCTGTTGGTGCGGTAGATGATTGCGATACAGTATATTTGCTTGCTTGTGTAGATGTTAAAGCCCATCTATCTAAGCTGTATGTTGCATCAACCGCAGTCCCACTAAAACCACGCTGATTTATAACCATCGCACCGTTAATAATACGGTTACGCATTGTTGGGTTTGAAGAGCCGTACTGGGCTACTGATACTGCGTTTGTCATTATCTGATCTCCATAAGTGTCATACAAGAAGTCAAATTACCTTCTCCAAAAAAAGCAGTACCAGAAGACCCGATTCTGAATTGAGCTGTATATGTTAATGAAGATGTAGATGATGGACTATCTAAATAAGACATACTTAATGGCATGTCAACTTGTGATCCTAAACCATCAATAACCAAACCATTGCTACCACCTAAATTTGTACTACCTCTGTAAATTGTGTAAAAACTTGACTGCCCAGTAGATGCACCAGAAACACTATTTACAATTACAAGTATTTTGCTTGTTGAAAATTGCGGGGTAATGCTTGCAGATAAGTTTGTTGTTACAAAAGATGTTGAGGTTGTTGATTGATTTCCAGATAATGTTGATCCAACAACTTGAATTACACTACCAGTAGGCTGTTGTACCGCAGTTAATATTTGACTTTGAACCAGATTAGAACCGCTTACACTACCCGCAGTATTCGGTATAGCATTAAGCACAGAGCTAACCAGGAAGCTCTCGACTATTACCGTATCTCCAGATGCCGCTCCACTTGCCAGTACTACCGTTGTTCCGTTAGATGCCGTGTAGTCAGATGTAGGGGTTAGCAGTACACCGTTTCTGTATACGTTAATAAACCCAACTGTATAACTAGGAGGCGTAAAGGTTGTCTGTGATGCAGTTGCAGTAAAGGTTGTTACTGTTCTGTATGCAGTTGTTGTTACTCCAGATGCAGGGATACCTAGGTACCTTGCAGAGATATTACCCGTACCCGTTGGGGGTGCTTGGGTGAATGTAAGGGTTGTGCCAACTACAGAATATGTATCAGGAGACTGAAGTACGCCACTAACCGCCACCAGTACCGAGGCAGTATTGGCGGGGGCAACAGACATGGTAAATACTGTAGTCGAGTTATTCCCGCTGAACGTATCAACTAGAAATGCTGACTGGATTAAAGGATTTCCAATGTACATTTATTTCCCCGTTGCCTGAAGTTGTTCTTCAGTTGGTTGTGGATTACTGTTTGTCCATGACTTTATGTAATCACCTTTACCATCACTATCGTTTTGCAAATGAATTGTTCCCTTGATTGGGTCAAAGTCTACTTCAGTAAGTGTTGGGTAAATTGTCATTATTTGATCAATTAAAGCCATCATATACTCCGAATAAATGAGCCATTAAACCCTGTGGCAGTTACACCGTTAGCAAGGTTTTGACCTGTTGAAAGATAAATAAATGCTTCAACATAATCAGTAGAACCATTAAACTTCATAACCATACTGTTCATTGAAGAACCTACGTTTGCACTTCCAGAATCCATACCATAATAGTAAGTAGATCCATTTTGAATTAAAGCAGTAATAACTCTACAAGGAGTAGAAACGCCACAAAAAACATTTAGTTGATAATACCCTGGAATGGTAGGAGTAAATCTATAAGTTGACGCATTAAAGTTTGAGTTGGTATCAAAAGCTACTGTGTTAAATTGTATTTTTGTAAATGTAGTAGCTGAAACACTTTGAGTTGTTCCTGAACTTATTGACGTTTGAAAAGCAGGACCACCAGTAATAGTATCCCAAGCACTACCGTTGTAAACTTCCATTCCACCATAAGTGGTGTTATACCCAATTTGCCCAACAAAAGGAGAGCTAGGTCTACCCGCAGTAGTCCAATTGGTTTGTGTTAAACCATATGAATCAATCGTGCTTAGTGGCATCTTCTACCTCTTTTTGTTGTTCTTGCACTTCTCTAGTAATAGCATCTATGAGTTGTCTAACTTCCCTGTGAGGTTGGTTATCTAGATACTGCATGAGTCCGTTGAATACCTGTGCTGAGAGTTTGATTTCGTTCATTATGCTACCTTTGCTTCTAGAGCGGTTACTTTTGCGGATAGTTCTTGAATTGATTTAATTAAAACTGCAGTTAGTTTATCGTAGTTAACATAATCAGCTAATCCATCTTTATTTTTACCAACTACTTCAGGAATTACGTTTATCATTTCTTCTGCAATTACACCAATATCAGCAACCTTGTCGGAGATATGATCAAAATTAACAGCTCTCATTTTTAATACATCAGCTAAACCGTATTTAATATCTTGTACATTTTCTTTATACCTAAGTGAAGATGTACTGTATGAGACTAATCCTGTTGAGGTATTAAAAACCATTGTTGAACCAGAACCAGAATTTAATCCGTTGGTTATATAAAAATTACCTGGCAAACATCTGATTTCAAATGGTACGTTTGCGCCATTTGTATTATTAATAAAATTAAAACACAAAGCTCCTGATATAGAACCAGTAGATGCGCCCATAGATAAATTAATATTATTAGCCGCCCTTATTGCAAATTTTCCACTTGCAGGATCGCTTGTTGAACCAACAAACAAATTACCACTATTATCTAGTGTCATTGCTTGGGTAAATGTTATTGAAGTACCCGCTGTTCCAGATGGCGCTATTTGCCAACTATGAGAACCATTGCCTTCAGCTTGGCTATAAGTTGTTGCATAATGCGATGTTATATATATCCAATTAGAACCATTCCAATAACAATTCCCCGCCAAATACCCACCATAAGTTATGTCTCCTTTTGTTAAAGAAAACCCATTTGGCAATTCAATGGTTTTTGTACTAGATAAACTAGGTGTAACTCCTACACCTACGTTTTGGGCTGTATCAATAGTTACCGCAGTAGTACCGTTATTAGTTTGAAGTAATAAGTTAGTAGATGCGGCACTTGTTATCGTATTGGTTGTTGTTGTTCCACTAAGCGTTAAATTGCTTTGTAGTTGTAATGTTCCAACCGTACCCGCTGAAGGCTGAATAACCTGAGTTATTAAGCTTGTGTACTCAACCCAGATGTTATTTGTTCCGCTTGGGGGCGCAGAGGCAAACGTAATTGTGTTACCAGATACTGTGTACGCTGATCCAGGATTCTGATCTACATTAGCTACATTAACAATCATCTGGTATGTGGACGCAACTGGGCGAGACAGCGTAAACGCAGTCGTACTTGCATTACCGCTGAAGAAATCTACCTGCGGTGTAAACCCTTGGGTTATGACGGTGTTGCCAATGTACATATTAGGTTATCTGTAAAACGGATAAAACAGCATCCATAGAACTTGCAGTTCCAGAGACAACGGTGAAAGCATCGCCAGTGTTGAGAACCACTTTACCATCCCCACCAAACAGCGCCAAAGATCCACCTACTGGGATAGTCGCACTATTGACCAGGTAATAGTTGGTAGCTGAAGCCGTGATGTATACGCTTGCTGTAATCGGGCTAGATGTGGTGTTAGCCAATGTCAGTCCAATCGCTGTGGTCTGCGTTGCAGATGCGGCAGTAACTAAAACTACGGGAGTAGTTCCTACTGACTTTGAGACGTACCGTGTAAACAGATTAGCCATTATTCATTCCTTTTTATTCATCCAAGCGCTATGGACATCGCAACCGCAGTTCCCGCAGGATCGACTTGAAGATTTGTCTGTGCCCCAGAGATTGTAGTTGCTCCTGTACCTCCGTTGGCTACTGCCAGTGTTCCAGCAACTGTAACAGCTCCTGTTGTTCCTGTGGACGGCGTAAGACCCGTTGTACCAAAACTAATGGATGTTACCGCGCTACTGGACAATGATGTCCATGTTGGAGGAGCAGATGAACCAGCAGAAGTTAATACTTGACCAGATGTTCCAAATCCACTTGTTCCCGTTGTTGCCGCGCTTGTGCCTAGATTTGTTGATAATCCAATCGCACCAGATGCGTTAATAACGTGGGCAGAAGCTCCTGTTGATCCCCATGCAAAATACAACTTGTATCCATTACCAGATCCAACTGTAATGTCGCCATCGTGACCAGAGAAATAAATACCGTTATTAATTGAGTAAAAATCAGCAAAAGTACCACTAGCGGTGTAGCCAGATGAGTTCATACCAAACTCACCGTAATAGCTTGAATCCGTACCTAAATCGTTACTCAGGACGTAGTTTGTTGAAGCATTAGAAGTATTTGATTTGTTCTGGATAACCGTCTGTAGGTAGCTATTTGCTACGTTTGCACCAGAAGTAAATCCTGAATTACTTGCGTTAAATGTTAAATTTGGTGTTGAATTTGTAGTTGATGTAACGCTTAATACGGGTGTTGTTAAAACTGTACCGCTAAAAGTAAATCCAGAACTTGAGGCATATGCACCGGTTCCGTTGCCGTAAGGAATATATCCTGCGGTTAATGTAGTCAGTCCTGTACCGCCATTTGATACGGCCAATGTTCCTGCTACCGTAATCGCGCCAGATGTAGCGCTAGAAGGTGTAAGACCAGTCGTTCCGAAGCTGATTGTCGTTACAGCAGAACTAGATAACGTAGACCACTGAGGAGCTGTGCCTCCTGGATTAACTGTTAAGACTTGTCCAGCACTACCAATCGGTAACGGTACAAAAGCACTTGTTGCGGCGCCGTATACCAAAGCACCTGTTGCAAGCGTTGTAAGCCCCGTACCACCGCTTGATACGCCTAAATTCTGTGTCCACTGGGGTGCTGAGCCAGACGAAGTTAAGATATATCCAGCTCCACCAATACCCAGTCTTGTGCCTGCACCGCTTGCTCCACCGTACAGCAGATCTCCAGCAGTTGTTAGAGGTGATAGGTTATTAAACGCTGTACTGGCCGTTGTAGCCCCTGTACCGCCGCTTGTAATTGGTAAAGCCGTACCAGATAGGCTCAGCGTAAACGTGCCAGAACTTGTGATTGATGATGGGCTGACCGACAAGAATGACGGCACAACCATACCAATTGACGTTACGGTTCCTGAAGATCCGTTAGAGGCCGAAGTAATCTGTCCTTGAGCATTAACAGTAATGTTGGCGTTTGTATAACTACCAGCAGATACCGCTGTATTTGCTAATGAAATTGTTCCTGTAGAAGTGATAGGACCGCCTGTCAGGCCAGTTCCAGTTGCTATCGATGTAACACCACCACCTACCGAAATAGAGCCCCATGCGCCGTTTGCATAGCCCTCAAACACCGCTAAATCAGTGTTGTATCGGAAAGCTCCGTTAGATCCTGAACGCTGTGCGGTTGTTCCTTTTGGAACTGTTATGGCCGCTGTACCAGGAATAACTGGGTTAGACGCCAACGCAATCGTTGGATTACCAGTTGATCCATCTGCATTTGTTACCGTAGTCTGGTTGGATGTGCCTGCAATAGACAACACATTAATTGATCCACCAGTTACGCCTACTAATCCAGTTGAAGCAGATAAAGATTGGAAGTTAGCTAAGAAAGATCCAAGGCTAATCGTAGGATTACCAGATACACCGTTTGCATTACTAACGCTTAAACCAGTGCCTGTAGCGATTGAAATCGATGCAAGCGTGTTAATGTCTGTCTTGACCTGAATGCCTGTGCTAGACGTGTCTAAGCTTTGCGCGGCACCTGTCAGATTGATCTGAAGCGTTCCCTGGGCTCCGTTGTCAGTCAAAGACAATCCAGAACCAGTTGCTAAGTAACGTGAATTAGCAAGGGAGTTTTGCTGACCAACAGTCAAAAACGTTTGTGTTTGCGTCGGTTGAGTTGCAATATTACCGGTCGTCGTCTGAACTGTTACGCCGTTTTGAACAATAGGTACAAGTTCAGATCCAGTTATGGCACCTGCTTGTGGGAGTTGGGTGATGGTTATATTTGCCATTTATTGCCCTGGTGATGGACTCAAAGTATCTAGATTTCCGTTGTTGTGAGGTGTCTGAGTATTTTGTTCTGGTGACAAATCTAACTGGTTGTTTCCAGTTGTAATTATCGCATCAGGCTGTACTGCAACGTCAACATCCGGCCTAGGAAATCTTAAATTAATACGCTCTGTCTTGCGTGCAGGCAAACGGTACGGATCTTTCTCATCCGCACAGTTTTGCTGGCATACACGCAGGCCAGGAAAATTGGGATCAGGCATCTGCTCGACAATCGGTCTTTTCATTTTGCATCTGTCGCAAATGAAAATTGCAATTACTGCATTGCCTTCGGTGTTGAGGAAGCGTGGCATTAGACAGTCCTACCTTGTGCCGCCAGCGTGGCGCGACGAGCGGCAACACGCTTGGCAATTTGTTGGGGGGTCTGCTTGCGTCCTTTTCCGGCCTTGCCGCCTTTGCTGAAAAAATCTTCCGGCATTGGTTTTTTTTTGCCAATAAGCCAAGGGGTGGGTCGCGGAATTCCTTTTAATGGGCTGACATAGTCGGGGCCGCGAGATTTGCTAATGGGCGGCTTATGCCCTCCAATTGCAATGTTCCAACCAATTCCCTCAGAGGCTCTGATTTTGGACTCAAGTTCGTAGCAGTAATCTTCGGACGCAATAACCAAAATTTCTTTGATCAAATTGTCCCAGCCATGTTTTGCAATGGCATTTGAAAACTTGGGATTGTCATGGCGATTGTTTTTTTGCGACCAAAAATGTCCGTACTTCCAACGCCTGTTGGCATCACGAGCGACACCGATGTATCCTTCTGTCATAAAGTCAGAGTGATGTTCTGCTCTGATCCAATAAACAGAACATGAGGTCATCGTGTGTAAACTCCTATGTTCGGAGCGAAGTAGATCGGCGATTTGTCGCGCTCTTCTTGTTCAGCCATGATGAAGTATTTTTCAGCTTGAGCTTCTAAATACTGAACCCTAGCTAAATCAATACCAGGCAACTCCTGGCTCATCTGGTGAGCTAGCATGTTTTGTATGGCCATCAACCAGCGATCTGGAATAGCCAAAGAATTAGTCAAAGATCCAACGTCTTGTATCTGGCTGGAGTACCAGACCGTCATTTGATAAAACGCGCTCTGTGGAGTTGGCCACAAAGTTATCGTCGCATTGG